CTTTCCCATTTTATATGTTTTTAATTACCTTACAAAGGTACATAATAATAATAATATAAACACTATAAATGTATAATTAAATCGTTATTTATATTGAGTATAAATAATAATATAATAATAATTATTAAAGAATATTTTGTATATTTGCTAACAGACGAGTATATGGTGCGTTGCCTCACAGAAATTAATTAATAAAAACAGAATATAATGGAAGCACATAATGTAAAATACGGGACAAAAGTAATAGTAACTGATAATGAAGTTAACACACCACTTTCATCAACACCAATACGCAGAGGTGATGAAATTACAATATACAGACTTGATGGAATGTATTGCAATGGGATAGATAAGGATGGCAATAGAATTTATATTGCTGGGTGGACTGAAGTTGAGCCTTGTATATAACTCGTTATAAGCTAATAAACGTCAAAGCAAAATGAACTCATTTACAACTACTTACGATATGACACATAGGCATAAAGTATATCATTATTATCAATGGAGTCGTTGTAAAGGTTTTTTAAATTAAATAAAATTATGGAAATATACAAAACAACAAATAAAATAACAGGCGAATATTACATTGGCTTAAATTCAACGTCTAATCCGAAATATTTAGGAAGTGGTGTTGAACTTAAAAAACAAGTAAAAAGACACGGAAAAGAAAATTTTATAAAGGAAATATTATGCTTGGTCACATCTAGTTCAACAGATGAGAATATTTTAAGAAAAATAGAACACGCTTATATATATAATCATATACAAAATAAAAAATGCCTAAATAAATCTATCGGTTATACAAAAGGCAAAAAAGAAGTTGAAATAAAATATATTGAAGTTGAGAAAATTATTGAAGTTGAAAAAATTATTGAAGTTGAGAAAGTTGTGTATAGACCTGTTACTTTAGGAAGAAACTTATCAGCATTATTATCAATGGAGTAGTTGTAAATGTTTATTTAATACTAAAACAGGAAGAAAAGTAATCAAAACAGTTTCCATAATAGCAATATACAAAAAAAATATTACTTAATCAACTTCATTTTATCTTTTGAACCTTGAGAGCTACCATAAAAATAATTAAAAACACCCGTCAATCCAGTCCCCACCACTACACCTAAAATAAAATTCACTACGTCCCTGTTTTGTTCTGGCATCTCAATGAAAAATAATAATATTACAATACCAGCAGAGAACAAAAATACAGCTATTGTTAAGTAGTAAATAAATCGCTTTGAAAATAAATCATCTTGCTGTAACGCGACCTTTTGTAAATCTCTAGCGTCTTGAACATCCCCAATATCAATTTTAAGCAACTCTAAAGCAATTTCCTTATCTTCTGGACTGATAGTATCGGTTTTACTTATTGCGTCTCCTAGCTTATTTAAAAGACTAAAACCTGTAACGCTTCCTGCTAGGTTTAGAATATCGGGTGCGACTCCTTTTATCGATCGTAAAAAATCTCCAGCTCTTGTGGTTCCGTTTCGTTCTTTATAGCTTTTATCTGGCATAGTTTCTAATTAAAATATAATTCAGCTTCTTCGGCTCTACGTTTTTGAAGTCCTTTAAGTACCCTACCTCCAGCACGAACCCATTTCTTAAATTCATTTGAGATGCTTTCATCACACGGATCAATATTTATTTTTTTTAACAAAGTACTTTTCTGCAATGCCCCAACTCCTAAATTATAAGCGAATGAAACTAAAGCATCGAACTGGTTTTGGCTTAATTGATATTGTACATATCTATTAACCCCATCTTCATAGCTAGTAAGCATATCGCGTAGTAAATCCTCTGCACGTTCCTTTGTGATAGGGTCATCATTCATTGTTACTCTTTTACCTCCAGGATAATAAGTTGCCCCATATCCAATCGTAGGTACTCCTGCTGGACATAAATAAGGTTTAGCCATAAACCCCTCATATTTTTTTATAAGCTCTAATCCATTTATACCTGTTTTCATATTTTAGTTATTAGAAATTTAATACCTACATATAATAAAGTGCCAACAGTTCCAAATATAGCACTCCCAACGATTCCCCATACAGTAGCTTTCCCTTTATATATCTCCTCTCGTTTAAGTAAGTTTTGAATCTCACCACGTAAATCTTTGACATTTTCAACAATCCCTTTTTGATTTGTGCTACTATCAGACTCGAAATAGAATAGAATTTTATCTATTTTCTTTTCTTGTGCGTAATTCATTTCCTCCAACTTTTCCATTCTACCCTCAAGTATTTCTATTCTGTCTCTTTCTTTTATGGTCATTGTAAATTGCCATTATGATAATTAATAAAAAGCCTACATATTCGTTTATGCTTAATTCCGTAGGGTCAAAAAAAAGTTCATCGGCTAAATTGCTAACTGCTGACGCTAGTGCAATCTCTGACCATGTGATAAGCTCACTAAATTTATTATTTTGCTTATATAAAATTCGCGTGTATTCGTAAATGACATATAGATATCCCACATAAGACGCTGCATTTCCGTAGTAAAAAACCTTTATTCCAATCCAATCTTCAATATAACTCCAAAGGCTATAATTGATAACCGACATTACAAAGGTTATTTTTAAAACTAGCTCTGCCCTGTTGTTCATCTATCGTCTGGACGATTCCCAGTAGTTCTATCATCGGGACGATTCCCAGTTGTACGGTCATCAGGTCTATTGCCAGTTGTTTTCTCTTTTGGCACTTCTTTTTCTTTTTTCATATCTTTTATTTTAAAAAATCTTAATTTTATTAGATACCTATTTTCAGCAGCTCCAACCATAAAGTTAATATATTCATAGCCTAATTTTCTTATTAAAGATTTGGGTTTTAAATTTCTTGTAAATGAATAGCGAAAATATCTACATCCATCAATACTATAAGTAATAGACTGTTTTCCGAAAATAGTTTTATTTCTCCAAGTTTTTACATTAGCTTCTCCTTCATGGCTGTAAACTTTTACATCTTCATAGTCTCCCTTATTTGGTTTAAATAATAACGTCAATTCCCAATGTGGATTTCTAAGACAAAGCCAATTCCAACTCAATAGATACTTTTGAAACCAATTCATTTGATAAAATTCTTGATATGACCCAGGCACTAATTCATAAAGCCCATACCAATTCTGAATAAAATCAACCTCTGAACGATCTGTAAAATAATACAATCCAAAAAACCATTTAAAAAAATTAGGATACCTCCATATCCAATGTCTTAAAGGGTATGTTATAAAAGGAAATATTATAAATCCTATTATTGACATAATAAATAAAAATAATTCACGAAGTATAAAGGTTATGTACATCATATCAAATTCCTATCCCCCCAGCCATATATTTTATTTACAGGCTTATCTCTTGGTGCTTTTACAAATTTTTGCTTTTCATCATCCCAAATATCCCGAAGGTATTTTTTATACTTTGTAACAGTGAAATTGTTATTAATATCATCATCTATTTTTTTATCTCCATCATCTTTCCATTTTCCAATCACCTCTAATGTTCCATTGCCGTCTAACCAAGTAAGTTCATCATTAAAATCATCGCCTACTATTTCACTAGGAGAATCATAAATCATCATATAGCATCCATCTAACATCTCAGGAATGATAACAACTTGTATTTTTGGGAACTCACTTTTAAAAAGTTCAATATCTCCAGACCAACTAATTAATATTTCTTTCATAGTTTTAAGTTGTTAGTGTTTCAAGTTGTGCATCGCTTAAAGCTGTTGTAAATACTTTTAAAGCCGAAAGTTTACAATACATATTATTTGCGCTGTTTCCATCGTCAAAAGATAAATCTACTAATCCTGTCGGCATAGTGCATACAATATCTGTTGCAACTTCAACACCATCAACCCATAATGCGCAGTCATTAAGTTTCCATTTAAGAGCAATTTTAGAAGCTACCGTTTCATCTGTAAGGGTGTGTGTCATTGGAGCTTGACTTACACCACCTGAAACCACATCGACTGCTATTTGATTTGTAGTTGATGAATACGAAATATAAACCATTTCACTTGTTGTGTTATCGCTTATCGAAATAACCCTATCTGAAAGTGAATCAAACAAAGAAGCCATCTCTATAAATAAAACACCTTCAGAATCATTAAAACTATTTACATCTCCTGATCCCGTTACATTATCCGCAATCCTTGTAACTGTACTTCCTACTGTTGGAATGTAAGAGGTTGCGTATGGTAAGGCTTCTGCTTGTGCGCCCCAGATGTAAACATTGCCATCAACTTCAGACCCAAATCTACTAGAGTTAAGGCTATTTACAGTAGTAATAGCCAACAAAGCAGTAGTGCCTCCAGCAGATACTTTAGATATTGATATTCTATACCACCCATTACTTAATGATTCTATCTTTCCAGTAGCACCACTTAATTCATTTTTAGTTCCATTAATTAAATCAAAATTAACATTCCCCCCCGAAAATCCACTAGAACCAAACCAAAGCTGTATGAATTGAGTGTCAATATATTTAACATAGATAGCTGATGTGTAATCTTCTGCTAAAGTTAAATACTGATAACTCAAATTATGAGTAGACGCTACGCTAGTGAAATTTAACTTAGTAGCGTCAATATCCCCACTTGGAGAAACAGCATCATTAAGAGTTAGTGTAACTGATGGAGACTTCGACCAACTCGCATCACTAAAATCTTCACTATAAGTAAGTAAATTAGTACTTTGAGGTTCTAATAATAAATTAGGACAATTAGAATCACTATAATCTAATCTAGGTACATCAATAGCAACCTCCTCAATCAACCCTAATTTATTAACTCTAGTCGCAATACTGTTACGTGATACGTCGAAGTCGCAATCTCCCGTTAGAACCTCTTTTACTGATACGTTGTCTATTGTAAGAGTTCCTGTGGTAGTAGTTGTCCTTGCGAAAGCAATAGATTGACTTGTTGAAGTTGCAGTAAATATGAAATTAAGAGAACCTGATTCATTTAAAGTTTGTTCGTACCCAAAACCAATATCTCCACCAATAGAACCACTAAAAGTTATAAAGTTAAAATCAGCAGTTACCAAGTATTCTTTACCAATAATAAAATTATTTATTGTTGTTTTAATGCCACCCGAAGAACCTTGTATATCAATAAGAGCCTTACCTTCATCCCAAGATATTAAAGCATTACCATTAGGAAGCCAACCATTTGTATCAGTCGCAAAATCTCCATTAGTAACCAACTCCGCACCATAAACAGGTACAGCCTTCTGACTATACAACTTAGTGGCTTTATAACCACTAGGTATCATAACAACATCCGCATCTAAAGAGTTAGCGCAGGTCAAGGCTTCTACCACGCCCCCATCTGCATTTACCCTTGTGCGATAATCAGCTAAAGCACCAATTAAACTCCCTAACAATATTTTCCTTCTTCTTGACATATTTTATTTTTATGCTACATCATCAAAATAAGAATCTAAGGCTGTTTTTAACGCTGCAAAACTTGCATATGGTGTACCCCCACTAGTTTCTAAATCGCTGTAAATCGTAGTGTCTAATAATATTCTATTAGTAGCAATACTTTCTAGTCTTAGATAATCGCTATCTATTTTAATTCTTTGTATTTCAGAAAATGCGGGATATCTATACTCCCAACCATTGTCTAATACTAATTCGCCTGTTGTGTCTACGTATAATTTCATTTTTTATTTAATTTAATTTGTATTGATGCCATATTTATTTTTTTAAGCTGATACCCAAGCTGATCCGTTGTAAAAAACAGGTACTGTAATAGCACCTCCACCCGTTAGAGTTCCATTATATGTAGGGGCAGTAGCGTCTGTTACGTATGCTCTGTCTCCAACAGTTCCCGAAGGAAGTCCCGCTACCGTGTATCCTACGTCTTTATAGTTTGCATCTCCATATTCTTTAGTGACAATTGCTTTTCCTGTTGGTTCAGCTTCAATTAAAGCTGTTGTTACTTCAGGTAAAGTTCCAAGTCCGTTTTTTAGGATTACTATGGCATCCATTTCATAAGTTCCATCTCCTGGAGTTCCAGTACCCGTTCCATTTCCTATGCTAAATATTCTATCAGTAGCTACCCAGCTAGATAAATCACCTGAAGGGTTAGTTCCATAATACCCACCTACGACTTCACCTAGAGATCTAGCCATCATAGTAGCACCTCCAATTACTGATGATGAAACGCCTAACGCTTCATTAGCAAAACCCCCACTTACTGTAGTATAGGTATTAGTTGCAATATTTTCACTTCCCCCTGCAATTGTGGCACTCTGCCCTGTAGCTGTATTATTTATACCACCACCTACGGTACTAGCCTGCCCTGCAGAATTATTTCCACCACCGCCTATAGTTCCCCAAGTACTTGACACTTGATTATCAGAACCACCGCCTATAGTACTACGCAAACCTCTAGCTCCATTAACAGAGGAGGCTGAAGTTGAAATACTTAGGTCTACAGCATCCTGTCCCGTGTCTCCATAATTAGCTGGGTCTGCACCTACCCTTCTAAGTCCAGTTTTCGCACTTTCCGTAACTTGTTCTAGCCCTGTACTTGTAGAACTTACAATAGGTCTCAATGGGTCTGAACTATCTACCGTTACATTAGTACCCGCCACAACCTCTAAAACAGATTGAGCATTAGTAGGGTTTGCTACACCACCTATTATATTGATAACGTCTAAGATTATAATAGGACTATTAACAGTTTTTATACTTAATATATCGTATTCCGTAGGAGGAAATCTGCTGTTTGAAACAAACTCATTTAACGGCACTCTAATTAATTGCCATGCGTTGCTAGTGACATCAAACCCGTAATCTCTTAATGTTTCAACTGTTAATACAAATCTAAAATAGCTAGAATCGGAACTATTAATTAATTCTAGTTCAATTTTAGGGTTAGTTTCTACCGCTTCGGGAAATTTCATAGCAAAGTTTAAACTGCCTTCTGCATCGTGTGCAAACATGGCGTCCTTCTGCCATTTAGTAGTTCCGCTAGTTGTACCAGGTAAATACAAACTATAAGTCCCGTTATATGGAGCTGTTGTATAATTTAAATTTCCTGAAGTGGCTAATAATATATTATCCCATTCGTTAGTTTCGCCTAGATTTTCGTTATAAATTAATTCAGCCGTAAAGTCTGGGTCTGTTGTCTCATTATCTAGCACCAATTTAAAACTAACTTCCACTTGGGTAGATAGATTTAATGAGGGCTTTACAGGTGATACAGCTGGCGTTCCTGGAACTACAACAATAGAAGCCACTGGAGGGTCATCTGTTGTTATCTCTACGGCAAATAAATCTATTCGGGAGTTAGTTGCGTCTCCATCGCTTAAAGTAACAGTATCTGAGACATAATCAGTATAAACCTGGTTGTTAATTATATATTTAGACGCGTATATAGTATAGTTTAAACCGCTTCCTGAATATATTACACCGCCTCTTATAATTGAATTTCCACCTAACAAATCTGTGTAACTCGGTAGTGTGGTTAATTTTAATTCAGGAACTCCTAAACTATTATAAGTCACAGCGGGTACAAATCCTGTCTTCCCAACATAAGTACTATCGTTTACATCTTTCAACTTTAAAAAACTAAATAACTGGTCTTTTAAAATACTCCAAGTGGTTTGTTTAGACGTTCCTTCTGGATCATCAGTTGTATCGCTAACGTCTACAACGTGAATTACATCCGCATCTACTGGGTCTGTTAGTAGAACTTTATCTGTTAATCTTTGATTTGCCATTATTTTAATTAATTAAATATATAATTGTTTCCATCTTGAAATAAAAAGTAGTTTCCGTCTTGAAATAAATACAAGTTTTGAGGGCTTACATCAATTCCTCCACCTCCAGTATCTACCCATCCACGCATCCAAAGAGCTTGCCTAGCCTCTTTTCCAGTAAATGAGACCTTATAGCCGTTAAAACTAGCCTTATCTGTCCCTGTTTCGTTGGTTACGGATGCTTCTAAGCCATTATAAAGTCCTAATATCCTTGCGTTTCCAATCCTATCTACGAATATTGCCCTGTAATCTTGTTTTACTAATCGATACAGTTGATTTGTAAACGCTGTTTTTGGCACTTCAATGGTAAAACTTTGATTCCAAAGGACATCCCCACCCTCTATTTCAGTTGATTCTGAAAAATTAGTACTGCTAGAATACACTTCAAAAGCCGTTGTAGTAGGAAAAGAAGTGACTTCCTGCCCTATAATCGTTATTTGAGTCCTCGAATATTTCACATAAGGAAATAAATATACTTTTTGTACTCCCCCAATTAAATCCTTACAAGGTCTACCTATAGTAGCTGTTAATACTTCACTCATCTATATCTCCTTTCAAATCCTAGTTCATCTTCTGTAAGACCTATACTACCCCCAAAATGCCAACCTGCTGTTAAACTAATGTTCTGGGCGTCAACTTCATCCTGATAACGCTTATATTCTGTCAATGGGTTCTTACATATCCATTTCTCAAAGCGTTGTATATACATTTGACCCATCGCACTATACTTATCGCTTAAAGTATCGTTTTCCTCTTTAGACACTACCTCTGCATTCTCTGGAGAGTGTTTGTATAATCCACCATTTGACAATATATAAGGAGCTACGGATATATAATTAGCTGCAGCGGCATACTTTGTAATTGGCTTTATAAATTCAGTATATAAAGTTGAATAGTCACCCGCATAAGTCGGGAAATCGCTTACTATTTTATCATATAATTCAGACCCCAACAAAGGCTCGATAATACTTATTTGAGTAAACTCAACAGTAAATGTATATTTATCAAAATCCACGTTGCCACTTATGATAGTGCTTTCGGTCAACTCCTGCGGTGTTATAAATAGTTTTATAGCCATATTTTATCCTTTATAATTTGGATGATGCCCACCTCTTTCCATATCCTTAGGGGCTGTTCCTGCTTTTTGAAAACTATCTCCTTTTGGAATATATGCCTTTGGTATTGTATCAACTTCTTCACTAGATGATAATGCTTTATCCGCAACAAAAGAACCATCGGTTTTAGTTTTTAAACGATATAATTCTTGTTGAAAGAAATGTCCACAATAGACTCCGCCTTTAAACTTGAAAAGAGAATAGGATTGCCCATTATGCCCAAAAGAACGGTTAATACCTTGAAAAGAAGCCATATCAATATCCTCTTTCCTGTAAACAACTCCCTTATCTGTTCTCGACATCATCGCTCTACAAAATGAACGACTCTTGCCACTTGAATATTTTTCTTGATATGTATATCTTACTTTATAAAAGGACTTATCTAAATAACTTTTTTCTGAAGGATTGCTTTTTATTACCGCTAAATTTACTTCAAGTGGTTTTATTAATTTAGTTGCCCAACTTTCATCGTCTTCATTTTCTTCTGAAAATTCTCTTTTATCTACAATCTCCCACTCATCAGTTATTATTTCACCTCTCAAAGACTCAAGCATTAATATACCTTCATCCTCTGAAAAGTCAATAGACTCATTACTTAGACAAGTATGGCTAGACATTGACACAGGCGTACTAACTTCATCTGTAAGGGGTCTAAAGTATAGCTCTAAGTTTATACCGTTATCCACTAAAACCTCCTGTAAGGCGTTTAAAATTTGATTCTGTTTAGGCTGAATAACTCTTTTAATTAGTTGAGCCTCTGCCGTGTCCATTTCATCAGCGGTATTACTAAATCCTGAACTCGATACAATACCAACAATAGAAGGAGATGTACACCTATGAGCTGTTAGTATCTTTTGACTAGATGTATCATTTAAAGACTCCCATTGTTTGTGAACATTTTCGTTCGTTGGAAAAGGAATAACTGTTATTTCTAAATCCTGCCCCGCAAAGTTTATTATAAAATTCGAAGCGCTACTACTGCCTGATAGTTTCGCTTTTATTTGATTTTCTAGTTTATTCTTTTGTTCGGATTCCCAATTAAAACCCCCTGGAACATTTACAATGTAACCCGCACTTAATCCGTTGCGTATAGATGAGATGTTTAAATTTGCAATCTCCTCCTCCATTTCTGCATACATCAAACCACTCAAATAGTCTGGCTGTCCGAAATATTCAGCTCCTACAATGTAAGGTTTAACTACGTATATTTCATCTTTAGAACCTGAGCCATACGCGTCATATTCTAAAGGCTCATTTTTATAAGTGTTAGTCCAATCTTTGCAAAACCAATAAGATTCAATTAAACCTTCATCGTTTTCCATTGAAGGAACTACCATATTTTTAGGAACGTGATTAATAGATGATAAATCCTTACCTTTAGTTTTAACAATTTGGAAAGAACATTCACCGAAAATCTGATAATCTTTTATAATAGCCTGTAAATCCTCGGGCTTTAATATGGTAACTAACTTAGTCCAGTCTTTTAAATTGATGCTGGCGTTCTTTGCGGCTAATCCTTTTCCATAAATTAAGTCGCTATATGAATTGTTTATACTTGCATTAGTTGGACTTCCGTTATTCCTATCTATAATATACTGATAGAATTTATTTTTGTCCCCGTTCAATACCCAGTTTCGCGCCTTGTTTACTTTTAACTTAGGGCGTACATAATTACTAAATTGAAATAATCTTATATCACTCATAAACGTAAATTCCGTTTGTTATTTTATAATCTTGCGGTGTTTGGTCTGTAACCAATATCTTACCTCTATACACAACCTCACTACCCTCTGTTATTTTAATCTGAAACCTATCCTTTTCTACAAATGTATAAGTGAAATTTACCGTTGTATATCCGTTGGAAGTCGCGTAAGTATTAGCAGGCGTTCCTGTTGATCTATCCGCTTCATTGTATAACGAAACAACCAAATCTAACGTTGGGTAAAATCTAGGGATAAACGAAATACTATGAGCCGTTCCAGTTTGTACTACTTTCATATATATATAACAAATAAAAGCCTTTTTTGTTATTAAAAAGGGTCACCACCTAATAGATAATGACCCCAATTAACTAAAAACTAAAAACTAAACTAAAGCTAATAAAGCTGCTATTGTTGTGGTGTCTAAAAAAGGTGATAATTGTCCCTCTATTGCAGTTGCTGTGATAGTCCAACCGTTAGCGTCTGTTTTCGCTCCTCCAGTTGCACCTACTACCGTCCAATCCATACCATCTGTAATTCCTAAAGCCATATAATTACCTGCGCGATCTTTTACAACCGCGTGAGCGAATGATGCAGCAAGCAAATTAAATTCTGCTGAGTCTGCAACGCTCATTTTAGGTAATTGAACTGTTAATGTTTGGGTATTTACTCTTGTATAATTTGCCGACTCTCCTACCATAGATTGTTCTAAGGTGTTAGTATCTCCCATAACTGGGTATTCAAATACAGCCGTTACCCCTGCGTTTATTGCAGTCGCGACATTTGCCGCGGATACTGTAAAAGGGTCTGCGATATTATCGAACAAGTATATGACAGAGTTACCTCCTAGTATATCCTTACACGCAATCTTAGCCCTACTCGATGTTAATGCACACGCCATTTATATAAATGTTTTATGTCAAATAGCGGATTCAATTAAGAACCCGCCTTTAACGTTATTAAATTACGCTGTAAGAACTAACCAAACAATATCCTCAGAATTGTAATATCCTACTCCTGCATTGTAAACGATTTTACCTCTTACATTTCCTGTCAATAGACCAACTTCATCCTCATCTACTAAAGCAATTTCGTTATGGTCTCCTTGTAAACCTGTAGCAAATACAATGTTTTTCTTTTCGTAGATAACGATTGTATTAACAGGCAATCCGTTAACTTCTGTCAAAGTATATCGACCAAATTTCGCTTGCTTATCTTCAGTTGAACCGTTCCAAGCAATACCTTTAGAAATTAAGTAGAAATTATACGCCTGAAATACATCTGGAGATACACAAACTGTTAAGTCTTTTCTACGTAGTGCAATCGGCACAGCTGCTAAAGCTAATTTTAGATCAGCTTCTACGGTTGATTCCGTTACAGCGTGTCCAGGTGCAGTAACACCGTTGCCATCTTTAATAATTGCAGCGTCTGCTGTGAATTGCTCGATAAGTCCCGCAAACTGTCCATCTGTTGCAGCTAAACCGTTCCATATATCACTATCGATTTTTGCAGCCTGTGAAGCCAACACTTCGGCGGTGATCGCCTCCATTATGTCACTAGGAGCGTTCGGATTAGATGCACTTGCGCCCATTGAGTCTTCACTCCACGTTTGTCTGAAATCCTCTTTGCAAATTTGAAAAGGATTCATTAACTTCTCTGGAACTATTTGTTTTTCGCTTTGAGTAAATGTACCACTAGGTACAAATCCACACGCATAGTCTGTGGTACCGTCTGAATAGGTAAACTTTCTAAGGTTGTACTTATAGTTTACGTTTTCCGCTACAGTTAATAAACCTAAACGAAGAGTGTCGGCTTCTTTTATTGAAGTACCGAAGATACCCCCCGCCACTTTGCCGACATAATTACTTGTTACATTGTTTGTTGTTGCCATTGTTGTTTTTTTTTATATTATTATGCCGTTGTGAATGATGCTGCTACTGATAACTGTCCTGCCACGTACCAATTAACGCCGTCGCTTTCAAGTGTAAACCAATCGCCTTGAATTGCTTTTGTAAATACTATTGTGATAGTAGTTTCAGCTGATGCTAATTGTACTAAACCTGCTTCCGTTACACTTCCGTAAATTAAAGCTCCTGTCGCTGCTACAGTCCAAGAACTTGTTATAACAGCTGCTGTTACTAGAAATTTATAATTTACTCCCGCTTTTGGTGCTGGCAAAGTAATCGCTTCGCCTACCGCGTCAAGTAAAATTGTTTTTCCACTATCGCTGTATGTCAACGTAGTGTCCGCTGTGACCGCTTTTTGATCTTGATTCGCGTCTAATTGTCTGTATGAAATTGTTGTACTCATTAGTTATTTCTTAATTTGTTTAAAATTCGACCTGTAGAATTTAATTGAACTGGAGATGCAACTATTTTCTTTGCTGCTGGCTCTGCTGATAATTCAACTACTTCTTTTTTTAATTCTATATTCTTCTTTTCAATCTCGTTAAAGCGGATTTCTAAGGCGTTAAACTTAGCGTCGCTTTCCGAGCTGTACTTTATTAATAGTGACTTAATTTGATTAAGAACATCTCCACCTGCTGCAGCAGGTTGTGCTGGTGCTTTTTCTAATTCTGCAGGCGCTTCATCTGCGGATGCATTGCCAATAGCTCCAACTACTCCAGGCTCTGTTACAGATAATACTTCCCCTGATTCAAGCGGGTATTCTCCAACTGGCAAAGGCTCTTTCATTCCTTCTTCGGTTTCGAGCCATACAGCCCCTCCTACCATTAACATTTCGCCATCAAACATTATATCAGTCTCACCCGATTTAATGCTGCCAAGCGTTATCTTTACTTCGGGTTTGTTAATTCCAAGCGCGGTCTTAACGTCCTTTATAAAGTCATTCACTAAGTTACTTTCCATTTTCTCTGTTTTTAAATTAATCTCTTTTAAGTCTATCATTGCATCTACAGAAAAGCCTTTTAACTTTTTTGTTGTTATGTAATTGTTCCAAATGTCATCGTTCTCTACCTTCATCGTAGCAATCCAAGAGCCTTTAGGATAACTAAAACCGAAGTTTGCACTCTTATCTATTTTAGGGTTCTCCACTATCCAAGATTCAACGAAAGTGACTCCCTCTATTGGTGATTCGTGTTCTATCTTACTATTCTTTTGAAAGCCACCCTTAAAGAAATTGTGAGATAGCTCTTTTATAACATCTTCTTTGAATACAATATTAAACTCCTCCCCGTTTTGATTCCTATAAATTGGCTTATTAGGTTCTAAAACCAAACCCATTAGGATACGTTGCTCCTTATCAATTTCTTTTAATTGTATTACTTCCTGTTCTTTTAAGGCTAAAAAGAATCCCTTCATTGCTGGGTCTTCGACTAGCGAAATCGCAAATACCCCATCATTTTTGGAGGGATTAAAAACAGCATCGTAGGTTATCATATAGAGAATATCTATAAGTTAAACAAAAGAAATAGGATATTGTTATAAAAATGCCTTGTTTTATATTATTATTATTTGTAGATTTGCTTTAACTAACTTAACAACTAAAAATTAACAACAAATTAAATAAATAAACGATGAGTAAAGAAGCAGAGAAATTTATAGAAAAGTACACCACTAAAGATAAAAACGATTGGCTATTAGAGAAGAAAGACATAATAGTAAAATTTATGGAAAGTTACCATGCCGAGCAATTACGCATAGGTGGTGTTAGCCAGCAACGTGAACTGTTACATACCAAAGTATTTAAGTTGGCAAACGAATTAGCTGTTAATGGGTATGGTGATGAAGCAGTAAAAATGCACCAAATTTGCAATGGTATGTAATTGTCACTAACACCGTATAACCATAACAACCTATAAACTAGCTCCGCCTTCTATATTCCTATCCATTTCCTGACGTGAAGTAACGTCTTTAGAAGTTACATAAGCCTTGACGGGTTGCGTTCCCGACTGTACGCTATCTGCTATTTGATTAGATTTCGTACCTTGTACTAGATTGAAAGCAGGAGGTCTCGGAGCGCTTCCACCAGACCCTCCACCAGGCACACTTGTTGAAACTGGTTTTGTGGCAAGTATTTTCTTTACATTTATAAAACCCGCAATTCCAATAGCTGCTGCGTTAGCAAATTTAAGTATAGAACCAAACGGATCAGGAATAACAGATGTTGCACTCAAAGCAGATGTAACCCCTTGAAATGTATTTATAGTCGCTTGTGATGCCGCTATACCTTTAGAAAGTGCAGAGCCTTCTTTTGCAAGAGCGCCTAGATTACCTAAAGTATCTTTAGCAATAGCAATTTTAGCATTTTTTAGCGATTCTTCAGATTTTTTTATTTCATCATCTGACTTCTTTTTTATTTTCTCAGATGTATCTGCAATTTGTTTATCGTAAAATTTATTTACTTCTGCTTTCGCTTGTGCTTTAAATGTTTCGTCTACTAAAAACTGATCTATTTGATCTATTTTTCTTTGTCTGTCAATTTCAAGTTGAGCTAGTTCGTTTTCTCTGTTTTTATCAGCAAAAGTTTGTCTTATTGTTGCTAAATCTTCTAAATATTTTATTTCTTCATCAAGTCTTTTTTGATTTGTATCATCAAAGCCTATTTTTGTATTATCTTTATCTTCTTTTTCTTTCTTTTCTTTTTTTGGTTTTTCCTTCCCAATATCTCCTAAATTAGTCGATTCAAATCCTAATTGAGTTAATGACTCCGTAAGTTTATCTAGTTCAGCATTGTACTCATCTATTATCTTCAACTCCTCAGGTGTCACAACCCCAGTACCTTCTACTACCTTTCCAGTTTCTCTTTTCTGAGCAACTCTTTCCTCAAATGTTAATTTTTTAGCGTCTAATAACGCTTCATCTCTTTTCGCTAGGATTAACTGTTGTTTGGCTAAAAGTTCTTTTTGCAAACTTGTAATTAATTCACCTCTTTTTTTAACCAAATCATCTACATTTTTTCCTTCCTTTATAGCCTGATCTATAAACTGCTGATTAAGGCGTAGTTTAGATAGTAATGCTGATTTATTTCTTTCTAATAATCTGTTTTGCTCTTCTAATTTTGCATTTGCGTCCTCAATAGACCCCACAATATCATCCCAATACTCAACAATTAAAGCAATTAAAGCAACTGCCACACCAATACCACTAGATATTAATGCAGCTTTCATAGCCTTACCGCTTAATTTCGCTGCTCTAGCTACATCTATAAACTTACCAGCAAGTCCTCCTGTTGCTTGGTTTAAATACGTTACAACTCCTGTAGTTTTGCTTAGTCCATCCGTATAAGACTCATTTAAAACCTTAGCCTTTGATTTCTCATTATTTAAGTCTTTTAAAGATATCCTTTGGTCTTTTAAAGCGTTCTTTAATGTTGAAATTTGATCTTTAAGGGCTTTTTGGGCTGCCAAACTACCCTTTGAAGTATTGGCAAGTTGACTCTCTAAGGCTCTTAATTCCTTTTCAAACTCAATTGTAATGTCTTTCTGCTCTTGAATTACACCCCCAAGGTCTTTGAACTCCTTTTTAGCTTTTCCTGTATCTACATTAATACTTATGTTCTTCTCTAAAGCCATTTTTTTATTTATTAATTGCTCTCTTAACTTTACGTTTAAACCCCTTCCAATCTGTAACAAGTTCGTTTTTCCCTTTGGCTATTTCGGTATATTTCCCAGAGCCGTAGAAATCATTGCCCTGCAAAGTATCTATTATCTTTATAATCATTGTACAATAGCTAAATATCCGTGAATAGATGAGCCAACGGAAGTACTCGCAGCGTTACTTGTTGCTTGAACCCTCACATCTGAGTTCGGCTTTACTATTAATGGCTGGTCGAAAGTGAAATAACTACCTCCATTTGCCTGGCTAGTAAAATACTGTGTTCGAAAGACACCGCCAGATTCTCTAACTTGTAATTTAAAATCTACATTAGCAATGTTAGACCTATTGACAGCGACATCAAAGCCTGTGATTATCCAATAGTCAGTACTCGATGTTGTTCTGGCGCATTTTAAAGACTGGTTATCACTCCCTGACGCTGTTAAATGAGTATCTCCCCCATTTGTATATACAGTCACAGTTCCTGCAAAATCAGTAGAACCTGTATTGTAAATTCGGCTAGTTCGCGCCAATAAAGTTGTCAATACTACTGGAGTAGTTCCATTTAGTGTTGCTGTTTGAGTTACAAATGTGAAATCTGAGCCACTTATAGTATGCCCCTCTATAACGACGGTTTGAGTATCTCCTGCATCCGTAGATACTAATCTACCTATTGCGTTAGTGGTTTCTAACACCTCTATACCACCCGTACTCCACACCGTTTCTTCAACCCCCGATGCCAACGAAGGATTTGAACCAAACTTAACTAAGTTCTTCGCCTTTTCATAAACGCTAACTGTGACACCGTCATTAACCGCTATGTTTCTAATTGCGTTTGCAATCCTATAATCTGGAACTACCTGTTGAAATGGGTCTGCTGCCGTTCCAGCTCCAACTACGTTATAATACTTATCGGCTATATTGCCATCTTTTACTACTATTGTACTCATATTATTAAGTTTAAATATTGTGAATTTCTATAATCTGAAAAATTAAGGGTTGGTATATAAATAACTCCTTTTTGATATATGTATATTATTTCCGTTTCCCCTGTTGCTGTATTTGTTGATGTGATCGTTATAGACCTATCATATTCTGTTGTATTTTCATCTACATCAATGGTTAATATATTTGTTGTAGTTTGGCTTTCTTGAACACCAGAAACAGTTACCCAACTAGTGCCAAACCCTAAATCGTTTTTAACAAAAGTTGAATTACTAGCACTCGTTAAAAATACCTTTTCCGTTGTTGCATTAAGGCTTGTTGTTATTGTATTTGGATATGCTAAGTAGGGATTTAAAGTATTATCAAATGAATTTACTAAATCGAAATCAGTCGCTCCATCTAATAGATTATAACTATATTTATCAATTCGGTAATAGTTTCCTTTTATATAAACTACATCGTTTAGTTGTATCTTCGTTATAATATGTAATGGCAAAAAAGCCTTATGTTTTACTGTTCGTTTTTTGATGTTAAAGATTGCTAGTATATAATCTTCATAGTGGTTTTTATAAAGATTTTTAGTGAAAGGGTTGCCGTCCCATTCCGAATATTCAGCCTCAAATAAAAATGAGAATGATGAGTTTTCTAAAGAATTACCATGATTAGGTACATTAATTGTTGGGAGTGGGATAGGTATTTTCTGATCCAAATCATTTCTAAAGCCTATACTTGTAACTCCCTGACCCTCTCTAATATTGTAAAATAAATGAGCTTTAGGATTTGCTGGCTGTAAATCTTCATCAACTATTGAAGCGTGTAATAGTTGTGCTGGTATTGATGTAAAAACATCTATAAGCCTTTCATATTGAAACTGCTCAAAAGGGAGTTCTACAACTAAACTACCCCCCTCTAATGGTTTTCCATCCTCATCATTTAGGTATAAAAATTGATCTCCATATCCTCTACCATTAAGAGACTCAAAGAATATATTTGCAATCGTTGTAGGCTTTTTAAACTTAAACTTTATCTCATTTAACAGCTCACCCCTTGAAACGTCAAAAGAATCCCAATCAATATATTTCGTAATATCATAACTTAATCCTTCCGCATAATAATTAGATATTGTATTTACATAATAATCTCCATTCTCTTGTCTTATAATAACTAATTTAAAAGCATTAAATAAACCTTTTAAAAAATCAATTATCTTTATTTTAGGAATGTTTTGTGATATAATTAAATCACCGTTTAGGGTTTGAGCAGAACCACTCGTTCCAGCACTATCAATATCAAATCCTGCGTTATCATAATTATATTGATTTAACACCGCTGTGTATTGAAAATCTTGTTCACTTACAACCTCAAAAGAAACGATATGACTTCCAACAGATACATCTCTCATATTAATAAGCTGAACTCCTGAACCGTCTATTTGATTGCCCCCTGATGGAATTTCAATAGATGCAAAATCATCACCGTCTAAGATGGTTCTCATCGTATAAGTAACAGTTTCGAATCCTGCTTCTGGAGTAATTACATAAACAAAAGACCACCATCCATCTAGTTCTCTTGGATAACTTCCCTCATCAGTAGTAAGATTCATATAAGGTCCGAACATACCAGGATTACCAAAAGGAGGCGATGTATTATTATCCCAATCAACTCTTAGGAAATTACCTCTTATTGTTTCATCTTTATCGGGGTTTAACCACATATATAAAGTGTTAAACTCAGACGTACCAAAAAAATGACGTGTAAATGTCACATCTAGTAATACCTCAATAGCTTCTATTATATTTATTACTTTTAAAGAAGGTCTAAGATCGTTCCATATAACACCAGAGCCAGCTCCTCCTTCGAAAGATATATTAGATGTCGTTGCTGTTTGCACTTCATCAACTCCATCTCCATTGATATAAAACTGTTTCTTTGCAAATAGGTTATAAATTATAGACCCTGAAAATAAACTTTGTGTTAATCCAAGATAGACGTTATCACTTGAAAAGTCGTGGTCGTATTCTATTAAATTTAAATCACTTAATTCTAACTCCTTAGCCTTTTCTTTTATATCTACTAACTTACCAACGAACTTAACTACATAATGATTTACTTTGTTTTTTTTTATATTTACACTTAAAAGACTAAAGTTGCCCTCTTTAAACAGAACACCATCTAAATATATTTCACCGCTTTGCTTTGTTCGTGCATCAAATCCATTATCAATATTGAAGTCGTACCAATGCTTAAATAGAATATTATTTCTTTGAGACGCAGGTAATGTGAAATCATACGTATAGTCGGTATTGTTTGCTGTAATATCTTTAATACTAGCAACTTGACTTACAACGTTAACGTTTTCATCGTTAAATTGATCTAATCTCCAACCCCCTATGTATATAGTACTAATCAATTATATGTTATTAATTTCGTTATACGAATACTCAAATCCTATTTCGTAGTTAATTAGCTTGTTTTTTTGTTGTGTTTTCCATTCTTGAGTCTTAGTTTTGATGTTTAACGGGGTGAAATTAGTGCCATCATAAGACCATATCAACTCCGATAACAGTAATTGCTTTATAGTTTCGTTGTTTTCCTCATCAATCCATCCAGTATTCACCCTGAACTCCTCTCTGCCTTGAACATTAAAGCGTACAAACTGATGGTTTCCTGCGCTGGGCTGACCTCTATCGCTCTCAAATTGGCTGTCTGTAATGGTTAAACTATCCGTTTTTTCCTTAAAGAATGTAAAAGACTGTTGGCATCCGTACTTATTTATGAAAAATATATCTAAAGGTGCATACTTTTGTTCATCCTCAATCAAAATAGTACATAACTCCACCCCCTCAACTGTAATAACTACATAAGTATCTAATGTGGTCTCACTTAAATTAACCCATATGTTTCCAACTAACCGTGATGAAGTGGTAGTTGCTGCCTTTGATACTGAGTAATTTATTTCGCTGTTAGGATAACTTAAAACTATTATATCTGTTGTAGCCGACTCATCAAATAGAATAGGCAAGTTATAATAACTAGTTCTATCTGCTTTAAACTCATCGCCTGCAAATAGTTTTCTATTAGTAACCGTTGTAATGTTTTCTCCCTCACCCCCATAGGTATATCCTCTGGAGTATAAAGAAGTGGTTGTGCCTTGTGGTGTCGTTGCGTCTGTTGGCTCATCACTAACGTAAGTATATTCGTACTTAACCCACCAAGTTAACTCAGCGTTTGTTATTTCTGTAGCAACTCCCTCTATTGGTGTTGGCTCTATGTAGTCTGATAGTATCCTAGATATGTTTATCTTATCGCTACCTGTCGATGCTGTTGGGTTTGATTTAGTATATGAATAAGTAACCGTTGCAGGAACGCTTGCTTTTAACCCATCCCAAATATAAACATTAAGAGTATAGGACGTACAGGTTTCACTAGATGCAGGAGATACAAAAGGAACTGTTACGTAATAAGGCGATAGTGAACGTATCATAATGACAATCTTTCTAATTCCTTAATCTCGTCTTTTGAGAACTTAACATCACCTCCATTAATATAGCTTTGTGATAAAAAATCAACTCCCTCACACTCAACAATATGTTTAATATATCTCGCTAATAAGTCTTTATAGTCCATCATTTTAATATAAATTTTAAAGTTTCTTCAATATCTAATCCATAAGCCTCAACTATATCATCTGGCAAACTTGGGTACTCTTCTTCAAAAGGGGTTGTAAAGAAATTAGTTGTTTCGATACCTGTGTGATATACACTATTAGCAATAGCATACAATAAACTGTTTCGCTTCATAAACTTTCCTTTCTTATCTCTTGGTGCAATGCCTCTACGAATAGTCCAACCATTAAACGCGTCCTTTGGAGGTTTTAATTTTCTATATTTATATAAATTATTAGTAACTCTTTTTTGATTCCATTTTGTTCCGTCTTTCTTTGTGCCTCCTACTCCCTTAACTCCTTTGTCTACAAATTTCAAATAATCTTCAGACAACATACTCATCGTAATACTGTTGGGATGTTGCTTTACATCTAATACTAAAGATTTAGATAAAGCACCTGACGCGTCTTTTCCTTCGCTCTTTAAGTTAGCGCGTGCCTTTTTATTTACTCGTTCACCAAACTCCCTTAATACTCTTTCAACTTCAGTCATCCTTTAACCTTAATTGATGGTATGTTTCTAAAACCGCTCCCAATAAAGAAGGTAATCCTATTCCATATCTTCTTTTGTACGGTGATACTAAATGCCTGCATTCATCTAAATCATATTGCATTCTTTTAAGTAAGGTTTCCATTTCTCTTTGCAACTCAATAGCATTAGAAATCCTATCAATAGTTTCAAGATTTTCAATTTTAATAACCATTTCATTTTTAAGTTTTGCCATAATATTTTAGTTTAGTTTTAGCACAAAGACATTTCTACACTCGGTACATCGACATCGAATGTAATACTCCAACCATCGTAAACATCCTTACCATCTCCCTCAATAGGAACTAATGTAGGGCTTTCACTCGCTGTTACATTTGTATCCTCAAAGTCTTTATATAGCTTCTTCCAAATACGATTAATAACCATAAGAGTTTCACCTAAGTTATCTACTTCATTATCCTGATTCCAAAATTTATCGCTTGTAACCTCATTATTAGTATCTCTTAGATCAACACAAACTAACTCAATCGTTAAACGTATCACAGCATCGGAAGGGAATGTAGCACCTGTTACAAACACGTCTACAATAGGGAATAGGTCAGTCTTATTAATATCCAAATCTATACGCCCATTGTTCGTAACGGTATTAACAGAGCTATCCTGCTCTGCAATAGTTTTAATAGTTTGTAATAGTTTGCTATAAATATTCATAACTTTGTCACTCCTTTACGTTGCCTTAATTCTGCTTTTAACTTCCGCTTATCAATTCTATGCGCAATAAATATATGAGCCTTATGTACGTTTAGTTTTGTTGCCCAATCTATCTTCCATGGTTTCCCTTTAGCAATGACGTCTACTATGCTTGGATACCATCCCCATTTTGTAAAGTGGTCCAATGCTTTGTTTCCTTCAGAAGTTCCTGAGTTGTGTATCTCTGGATACTGTTGTATAATTCGTTGGCTAAATTCGAAAAAAAAACCAATGCACCGTTTACTAAACTTAAAGGAATCTCTTTCATTATCTCATTACGTGAGTCATCAGCTGTGTAAGATTCTATTTTATAATTCCCAAACCCATCTTTATTTATAATCGGTCTAAATAAGACAGCCATTATTTTTTCCATCTCATTGAACCCATCGATCATAGTTTCAATATTATCATCTTCAACCAGGCTAAGTTGCTCGCTGTATTTTTGCAAATCCGCATACTCTCCTATGCTTATGTTGTCTAAGTTTGGGACGAATCCATACTCAATATCGTTTAAAGTAAACCTATTGGTAAATTCTGCTTTAGTTGCTAGAGCTAAATCGATCTGTAAAAGTAACTCTTTAAAATCTACACTTGACACCTTAGATATATCTCTGTAGGGTAACTTTGTAAAGATTGCTATCTTACGTTTATTGAAGTCTATATCAGAAAGTTCACGCGTCAATAGTTTCAGATACTTTTGAAACTGCCCCAACGTTATTTCGCTTATATTTTCAGGTAATACTATCTTCATATACTTTTTTTTATTTGGGATACTGCGAGGTCAATGAGTTTATTTATCTCTAACGCGTTTCATATAATTTAACTCTACTCGCAGCCCCATACTTATTAAACAAAAAAAGTTACTTATTGTTATTATCGAATTTCTATTCCTGTTGATTTACCTAAGACATATGTAACTACATATCTCAATGGGTCAATGGTATGGTTAAAGGCATCAATGTATAATTTAGAGGTCTTATCAGCGTAAATAAAGTTGTTCAACTCCTTTGCGATGTTCTGGCTATTAGGCTCAACTATTATTTCATAGTCTAAAAGTAAAGATATTCCTAAAGAGATACTGCCCGCGCCCTTCTCAGCTCCTACGATGTTACAACCTATCCTGTACAGCTCATCTATTAATCTAGGCTCTGCACTATCCGCAACGATTAAACTCTTACCACAAGTTTCTAGGTTAATGTATCCTATTTGTGCTGTTGATAGTTTGGGTTTGTATAAGTGTTCTTTAACATAGATACGTTTTTTCTTTTGGTCTATCGCTACAGATATCAAAGTGGTAGGGTCTATACTGAAGCCGTAATCCTGCCCATAAATAACCTGTAGACCGTCTGGGTTAAAGTCTCCGAACCTCCAGTTATCAAATACAACTCCTTCCGCCTTCTCAATCCAACTGCCCTCTATAACGTGCTTAAACTTAATAGGATTTGATAGTTTAATGCGCTCAATCTCATCTAAGAAACTTTCATCTAGGTTATCTATGTTATCTAAGTAGGTTGTATGTATGTATGTAGTGTCTCCTTTAACACCTGTAAAGCCTGCATCAACTCCTTTAGACTCAAAGAAACGTTTGTATATCCAATGTTCTTTAGTGGCTGGGTTTAGTATTAATATGATTCGGTTGTGTATTCCCTTTTGCCTAATAGACAGGTTTATCTTATCGAATGTAGTTTCATCTATTAGCTCCTCAGCTTCATCTAATATCCAAGTATCAATACCTTGTAATGATTTAAGGTTTGCTGTTTGGTCTCCTGATGAGGTTTTAAGCCCTCTAAATATTATCTGGCTTCCTGATACCTTATTGTTTATCTCGTTGCGTGTAATGTCAAAAGCATCTTTTAAACCTAACAGCTCTATCTTCTCCTGGAACTCTGGAATGATTGACAGGTGTGCAGAGGTCATTGTCTGCCTTGTGAATAGTATTTTGTGACTGTTTTCGAATGATAATATAGAGGAGAAACGACCCACCTCAAATGACTTACCCGAACCTCTACCTCCTGTGATTATAAAGTATCTAGTCTCATTGTTTAAATGATTCCAAATGTCCTTATGTTTTTTTATTGTACAGTTTGGATACGTCGAAGTCATTAATGTTTAGGTTTGTGTTTTGGTCTATAACTTGTTTAGGCTTGCCGTACATATATTCAAAGAACATTTTAACCGCCCAACTTTCATCTGAAGCGATTGCCTTTTTAAGAGCCTTGTAAGCGCTATCTTCTAATGGGCTTAACTTCTCTATCAAAGCCTGTTCTTCTACCTTAGGTTTACGCCCTGCGGTCTTATGTCCTCCATTACTCTTTCTGCCGTCTGCCATATTTAAAAAAGATTATTAATAATTTTACATTTCATTTTCGTAGCTTTCATAAACTACATCTAATTTATCTTCAATGCTTTTTATAACCTTGTAACTCCCTTGACAGTTTAAACACAATTCTGATAGGTGATATTGTATAGCAAATACGTGAGCAAAGATGTCTATCATTATTTGAACATCGCTAGTCTTATAGTCTAATGTCCTACGCTCTCTATATTCCTGGTATTGGTTATATTGATCCTCAGTCAAACATCGTCTTACTTTAAACCTTTCAGGAAGATGTACAGTATTTAGTTTCTTTCTTCTATCCTCGCAACCGCAATCTTCTCCAAATATCTTTTCAACTACTTTCTTTATTCCTGTTACCTCCGTGATTGATTCTATCACATCTCCTAGTCGTTTAGGTTCTTTGTTCACCACTTGAGACTCTTTCCATTGTCTGTACTCTTTAGATCGTTTATCTAGTGATTGGTAGTATTCTTTATCCTTAGTCATTTTTTACAGCGTTTATTACGAATCTATTATATAGATAGTCAATTATGTGATCTTCTTGTTTAATGGTTATGGGGGCGTCTCCTATGAATATATTTATAGACGGCTCCTCATCTTCATCTGATAAGGGAATGTAAAATCCTGTAATTGTTTCTACATCTAAGTATAATTCCATCCACATAGTGACATCCTCCTCGGTCTCAGCATATAATTTTAGTTTGTAGGTAGTCATTTTTTATTGTATTAGTTCGCAATAATTTACAGCGGTATCTAAACTATCTATAAATTGACGTGCTGTGCCATTGTCTATTTTAATGGTGTAGTCTCCGCGGTAATCTTTAAAAGTTACGTGATGTATCTCCTCGTCTATATCTGTTTTTTTTGTTGTCTTTATGCTTATTGATGTTTTCATATAGTTTAGTTTATCATAGTTATGCGGTGTTAGCAAACATAACCCAACACAAAACCTACTACTAAACCAATACAAACACCAAGAGAAACTAATCCCTTTTTGTTTAATTTTTGGTCGCCTATATAGTAGTGTCTAATCGCTTTAGGTATATCGCTATTCCAATGATGTATTGCTGTACTTGCTTCTTCATAGTGTTCTAATGCACTATTCATTAAATTTTCTTTTGGTGTTTGATATGCTTGGTGTTCCATAATAATAATTTACGTTTGCTAACAATGGCTATAAATAAAAGCCTTTGCTAAGGTTATTTAGTTTATCTTTTGCACCTAGTGTTTTTATACTTATAAATATCATCTGCTAAAACAATTTCAGTACCTTCTTTTATTTGTCTATAAGCATAGGCGTAGTTTATCATCGGGAATGACTCTTCTATTTGTCGTAAGCTCTTATCATAGCTTTCACTTATTAAGTCTTGTTGCCTCCAGTTGATTTTACGAAACCTATTTAATATTTTAAGATCTTCATCATCAGGCTCAAATTTATCATCGTTACTTTGAAGGTTGCTTAAATCGTCTATGTTTATTTGTTCATTTTCTTTCGTGTGATTTAAAAACTTATTAAGTATTGTTCTATACATATACGAACACTTAACCTCTTTCTTATCCATAACTGAAAGATATGCTTCCTGGACTAGATCATCTGCCAGGCTTTTATTTCCACAGATTTTCAAAGCAATCATCCTCCATTTACTATCGTCCTTTGCTAGTTCGTCTAAGATTGACATTATTAAAGTTTTACCAAAAATACAATTAAATATTTAATAAACAACTTTATTTTTAATTATTTTAGTTTATCATGGTTATACGGTGTTATAAAACATATTTTTAAAAGGGCTGCCACTCTTACGCAAAAAGAGATTGTTGCAAATTTTCATAATTAGTTACTAATATTTCAGTCTTAAAGTTTTTTAAATTACCTCTTTCACCTATTATAATAACGTTCAAGTTTCTTTGTTTCGCTTGTTCCAATATAAAAGGGTGTTTAAATTCAGACATTGCAAACTTAAATTTGCTTTTCTCTAAACAATCAAATAAATCATTACTATCATTTTCGTTAAATGAATTACTATAATTATCATCAGTTCCTAAATAAGGTGGGTCGCAATAAATTAGACCATTACTTGCATTTTTTTCTTTTAACTGTTTAAAAAAGTCTCTAAAATCTTTGTTACCAAACTGAACATCTTTTATTAAATCAAAAGTTTTGTCTAATCTTTTTTGAAAAATTTGCTTAGGGTTTTCTGTGCCGAAAAGCATAGAAGCACCTGCACACATATAGGTAAAGTTAGATAAAAAAACAAATCTCAATGCTTTTCTAATTTCATCTTCTTCTTTGTTTTTCTTCCAGTAATCCAATAATCCGTTATGTATTGGTAGTATTTCCATTTGTGTTTTAAGTTCATCCTTTTTTAAAGAAACCATTTGAAATAAGTTAAAAACATCATTGTCGAAATCATTAACAATATTGTATTTTACTTTAGGTTTATTAAAAAACATACCACCAGCACCAAAGAAAGGCTCTATGTACATTGTATGTTTAGGAAAATGCTTTTGTATTTCCTTTGCTATTTTACTTTTATTACCCATTCTTCTTAATATCATAATTTATTATTGTTGTGAATATTTGCCCTCGTACCTCACGCACAGCCCTTTTAAAAAAACGTTTAATAACACGGTATATAAAACAGCAAAAAAGCCGTTCCATATACCAATACGTTAGTGGCAATTAAAGGCTATCTAAGTAACCTTCTATATGGCTATTCACTTGATGCCAATCACTGTCTTCCTTAAAAGCCCATTCACAAAAAGCCTTTAACAGTTCACGTTGTTGGCTAACATCGGCTATATTTAATGCCTTAGTTTTGTGTTCTTGTAAATTAAATTCTTTTTTCATCTTGTTATGTGTTTACAATATTTCGTCACTAATCTTTGTTTGCTGCCGATTTATAGTTGTCATTCATTTCCTTAAAGTACTAATGGCAACAATGTGTATAATTAATTTTTGCTTCTAGCCATTCTGCATAATCTTGTGTTAGTCCAGAAGTTCCATAAAGTTCATCTTTAAACCAAGGGTCTTTTCCTGTTTCATTTTCGTAAAGTTCTTTTAAGTCTGTCATTTTTTATTTTATCTATTAATTATTAAATCAAAACTAATTATACACAAATCAGTTAGTTAAAGATAGGATAATTTACTTTACTTTCCAACATTTTTTTATGCGGTTGCCATTTGTATTTTAAAAACTCTTGTAACTCAATCTCTGGCAAACTATTGATTTCTTGAATATGTTTGTTTTTTATTTCATTATTTCTTACAAACTCCTCTAGTTCTAATATTCTATCTTTTAGCTTATCATTAACAGATGTTAAGTAAGCTCTTTCTTTTCTGCTTTCCTTTACTTTTAATATTTCAAAGTCTGGCAGCTCTTTATTTATATTTTCGCTCATCTTATAGAAATCGGGATATTTTATATTGTTTTCGTAAATTTTTATACCATGCAAAACGGTAGCGTGATCTGTCCCACAAATTAAACCAATAGAGGAAAGACTTTTTTTAGTGTGGAATCTAGCAAAATAATAATAACAAGCCCTTGCGTAGATATATTCCCGTTTGCGTGTTTTTTTATTCAACTCCAATCCTGTAGCACTACAGCATATATTATAAATTAGCTCTAAGTTTGTCATAGTTTTTAGTTTTTAAATAAGTTTAATGCGTTATTAATTTCAATTTTTAATCCTTCAGCTACAAATTCAATATCAAAGCTATCTTCTAAATAATCATTTTCAGCCGTTTTAAGCAACTCTTTTATAGTTTTGGTGTTATGTATCGTTTCTTTATCGGTTCGCGTAAGAGGATGCTTAAAATTAATTCCAGCGTCTTGTAATTGAATTACCTTTTGATTAAAATTCATTTCATCCGTAAACTCCTGTAATATTCTATCTATTGGGGTCTCCAAAATATGATACATTGCTTTGCGTGGTATCGGGTCCAGGATGTCAGTATTGTAATGTTCTATCATTTTAGCGTAAACTTTTATAAATAGCTTTGCAAAGAGTTGATTGTCTATATATTGTTGTTGTTGGGTTTGCTCTATGTATTTTGCTATTCCATTGAGCGCGTCTAGGTCATTTTGATTAATTGTAAATGTATTGTTTTTCTTAGTCGCTTCGGAAAATCTCCAGGCTAGTCTCTTAATTGCTTTTACTACTTCCATATTTTGTCATATCTTAAAATATTAATAATCATATAGTTGTGCTTTTACGTTTATTAGCTTATAAAGAGTTAGGTGTAATTATAAAAAATCAGATTCATATATACATAACTTTGTTTTTCTTAAACTCTCCTTTATGGGTTCTTTAAAAACAACATCTTTTATTTTTTTTAAGTACATATAGTTTATGTCTTTATCCATAACAATTAAAGCTAAATAATCATTATTTTTTATTTCTAATAGTAAAGGGTCTTTTTTCTGAAACACCCAAGATACTGGAAAATTACCATTTACTTTATGACTTTTAACATGAATATTTACATTTTTTAAACATAAATCAGCATCATAAGATTTGTTATATTTTTCATATATATTTAAATCTGGTGATATTAGTTTTTTTTGTTTAGAAATTAAAAAATTGTAAACTAAAAATTCAGCCTTTTTCCCGTTATAAATATCATTTATTATTTTGTCTTTATTAAATTGATTTCTTTTTTCATATTCAGATAAAGAGGAAAAAACACTGTATTTAGAAAATAAATCAGATTGTTTATCTTGATATTCTGTTATTTCATTTAATTTTATTCTCATATTTTTTAAATTTAATTAACTAAACCTAACAACGTATAAAATGCATTAAAACGCACCTTATATTAGACCGTTACCATTTAGGCTCTTTACATTCTTTTGGAGTTACCGTTGTTAAATCTAAATCAAAATAGAAGGGATCAAACGGTGCGCCCCTTGAATCTTTTTGCACTACTTTTACAGGGCTATTTTTAGTATCGTTATCTGTTATGTTTAAAAAAATAGTTGTCTCTGCTTTCTTTTGAATAAAGCTTCCGAGGTGTCCGGTTGCTCTATCTTTCTCGAAGGTCTTATGGATGACTCCGATAATATGGCATCCCTCATTCCACTGCATTATCTTTTGAGCTATTATTTTACTTTTCTCGATATCGTTAGTGTTTAAACATAAATCTGCAATACCATCTATACAAATTAATCCTATCTTACCCTTATATCTTGGGTCATTAACTACCGCATCGATAAATAATACACGCTCATCATCTGTTAATTTCTTTAATCCGAAAGGTAAGTAATTTTTATAAACACTCCCTACCATTTCCTGGACACCCCTAAAACTACGCTGGGCGTAATACTTTCCCTGCTCAGTGTCGAAGTCTAAAATATAAGGCTCTCCTTTTCGCATAGAAATCATTGAAGGAAAGTAATTTTGCGCTTGCCCTCCAATATACCCAGCAATAGTAGCACGTTTATAGAATGTCTTTTTACTTTTTTGAGGAGCTATAATTGCACTAAGCTCACCTATTGTATGTGTAGGATTTAAGTACAGCTCACCTTTATAGTCGTGATATCCTATGCCTAATATTATTTCTGGCTTATCTATTGCTTTGTCTAAATCTACAAAGCATTCTTTGTAAATTTTAGCATAATCAAAATCATCTGATCCTGATTTGTTTAGTTCTATTTTTGGTATTATGTTCATTTAGTTGTATTTAGTTGTGTTTTGTAACTAGGTTTATTAGGAGTTAGCCACAATTACATACCGTTGCATATTTGGTGCATTTTTACTGCTTCATTTCCGTAACCATTAATAGCTAACTTATTTGCCAACTTAAAAACTTCGGTATGTAACTGATCGCTATCGCTTTTACAACACTGTATAACATTAATAGCTTCTTCTTGTTTTTCTACGAAGGCATTATCTATCCATTCTTTTATATTTTGTCCTTGAGGTATAAATAATTGGTTGTTACTATAAAGTGAGTTCATTAATATTTCAAAATCTTGTTTAGTCATTTTTTATTTTTTTAAGTTATTATTTCACACTACTAATTGTAGCCTTTAGCATTATGCTATTTCTTTTTTCCCATACAACGAATCGTTTTTATCGTGATACGCTGTGAAATAGCTTTCAAACTTCTCTAGGAAGTGTTTAGGGTTGCTTTGCATAACCGTTAATCCGTTAGGTAAATGCTTTTGTTTAAATAAGCCTATTAATGCTTCTCTGATCTGCTCACTCGTATAATCTTTTTTTATGCTGTCTAAGTTTTTAGAGTCATCAAAGGTCAAACGGTTTGAAAAGCTGGGTTTATTTAGATGTTTAGTTCTTAAAATATTCCAATCTTTTAAAAAATCTTTTTTTGTATAGACGTATTGTCCTTTCCCTTTCTCTTCCTCTTCCTCTTCCTCTTCCTCTTGTTGGCTAGGGGTGTTCACCCCCCCTACCTCACCCCCTAGGCAAGGGGTAGATAGTTTGGTTTTTGTTTTATCTTCATAACCCTTTACTTGACTATCAATACTGTTGGTTTGACTTATGTACGCAAACTTTGCCATGCCTGTTAATTCAGTAGGCTTAACACCTAAAAACTGACGATCTAATAACGCATCCATAAACTCAACTTTCTCCTTATCATTCAGCTCATTATAAACATCATAATATGATCTAAAAAAATTAAATCCTTTTCTTCTAGTGAGTTTTATCATATCTTAAAATTATTAAAAAGTAAAACCCAACAAATCCAGTAGCCTCTCACTTCTACTTTCATTGTCGGGTTTTTTAATGTTCCGTAGTTACTATACTGTGAGAGGGTAACTAAGTGTAAAAGTAGTTATTTAATTTGATATAAACAAATTTATTTTTAAAAAATTGTTAATTGTGCTTGATGCTGTTTAAGGCGTTTTAAGGCGCTGTCATAATATTCAGTATCTAATTCACACGCTGTTAAATCATAGCCTAAATTGTAGCACGCTATCGCTATTGAGCCACTCCCAAGATGAGTGTCTAGTATCTTATCTCCTTCCTTTGCGTAATTCATCAATAACCACTCGTATAATTTAACAGGCTTTTGTGTAGGATGTATTTTGTTAATACGTCTATCTTTATCACTATTTATGTGCATCTTAAATAATTTATTTGGCATTTCAAAACTACTCCAAGCCATTTCAGTATCCGAGTACGTAGGCATTGTTGGTGTTTTATCCCAAATAATAAACCCTTGATTATATTTTAATATAGTCCATAGATAGCCAAAGTAATTTCCACCCCAAATGATTTGATTTTTACTAACCCTTATCAATTCGTTAAAGTATTCGTCTTTTGGTTTAATATCCCAATCTTCGTACTTCTTACCATCAACATAATTACTTTTACCTCTTTTTGTTTTGTTTAATATTCCGTAAGGTGGGTCAACAATAGCAAGGTCAAAGTGATTGTCTTCATACCTTGCCATTAAAAGCATATTATCCTCGTTTGTTATATTTATCATAATTAAAAAATATGTGTTATTCTTGAAACTTGCCCCTGTGTTTTGTTTTTTAAATATTTTAAAGCGTTTTCAAGTATCGAAACATTGTCTTTTAACAATCCAATTCCTCTATTGCAACTATCACAAAGTAAACCTCTAATAATACCCGTGTCGTGACAATGATCTACACATAAGTGTTTTTTATGTTTTTTATTTATTTCGCTAATATGTGTATCACAGATAGCACAACATCCATTTTGTTTTTTAAATAAAACCTCATAGTCATCTAAAGTTATATTATAATTTCTCATTAAATCATAATCCTTCATTACGTTAGATGAATATTTGTCCCTCATTTTTTTATTATGACATGATTTACAATAAGGTTGCCTTCCAGAAGCTCTGTTGCTTCTTTTTACAAAATCACTATAAGGCTTTATTTCTTTACAAATATTACATTTTTTCATATTACAAATATACAAAAAAGGCATCAAACGGCATCAAAATATATTAGTTATTCTAGCTACTTGTCCTTGCTTTTTATTAAAAATAAATGCTTCAATCGCTTTAGGTGAATACTGAAAGCCTTGTCGATGATGCCAGCCATCAGTACCACTCGGACTCCTTAAAGTCTCTATACACACACTGAATATATCCCTGGAGGTCTTATGGTGTATATGGTGTCCAAAGAAATATCTATTTTTACATTTGTGCCAGTATTCGCTAGCTTCCTCAGCCATTAAACCATGGAGCTTATCTACCTTAGCACCATCCATATGAGTCGTTCCTATTAGATTGTTTCCGTAAATTGTGTATTTTCGATGTCTCATATCGTTATCAAAGGTTACTTGTTTGCAATTATGAAACCAACTACTTATAGAATCTAAAAGCATAAAACCGTGTGTGAAATCGTGGTTGCTAGGGTTGTAAACTACCTCCACATCCGCAATAGTTAGCAAAGTTTCTATAACCTCTACTAATAATCTCTTAGCCATCATAAAATTGTCGTACCACATCTGATCGGTATCCTGATGAGTTAAACTAGTTGTTGAAGATTTAGCGTTATCAACGTGAAGTATGTCGTTTCCAGCTACCAATATAACCTTATCGAATGAATACCCTTTCGTTTTATTTATAACACCCCTCATTCCTTCTAAAACTCTTTGAACTGCTATTTGACTGTTGTAAGTTTCGCCAGTCTCAAAGCTACTACAAATCTTACCAATGTGAATATCAGCGGGGTCGAACAATAAACAATGAGGGTCTGTTGTTTTTTCTCTCTTGAATTTAGGATATTTAAAAGCATATTCCTTCTGCTCTTTTATTGAAAGTTCGTGAAGGGTTTGTAGCTCATCTATTGCCTTTTTAATTTCAGGCTCTACATACAAAGGATTTTTAACGAATAGGCTCTCTTGCTTTGTTTTCTTCCATAAATGCTTTACCGTTGTAGGGTCAACTTCCAAGCCTTCACAGGAATCTATCACTCCTTTATTTCTAAGTGTATCTAGTTGTTCTATTTGATTTTCGTCTAAATTATATCTCGGGTTTCCATCTTTAAACTTTGATTTAACTGTCAATCCTAACGCAGTTGCTTCCAATGGTTTTAGTCTTACTTTTATCATATTTATCTATTTAAATAATTAGTGTTAATATCAAATTGTAATCCAATAGACCCGTTAAATCTGAATCCTACTTTTGGAAGGTCTGGTCTTTGCATATAAACACCCTCTGCATTTAGTTTAAGCCAATCTGTAATTCGGAAAGTAATTTCGCCTCCGAACTCCCAACTACGATAAGCATAAGTATTTTGCCTTCTCATAATTCCATAGCCAACTAAGGGCGCGAAATGAAATCTATTAGTCCCTAAATTAAAGGCGTATTGAAATTCCATACCGTAACGATATAAAAAGCCTGTCGGGTCGTACGTATCGAAATAAGCCAAGTCAGTATATCTGAACTTAACAGCGTACACCGTATGACCTAAAGCCTTTTCATAGCCTTGTAATTTTAATTTTGCCGTAAGGTCTGTAGTAAATCCATTGTTACCGTGTTTAGCATCTCCAAAGGATAGCCGCGCATCTTGATACACTGCAATACCTACGGAAGATTGAGCAAATAAATTTAAGGATATTAATAATAAAAGTGAGGTTAATGTTTTCATTTTGTTTTTATTTTATACTTCGGTTATTTCAAAGTTAATGAATTCTTTTGACTTTTTAACAATTTCTTTTTTTACCGTCAATTCGTAAATCATATTGTCGTTTATATTGTATTTCTTTTGTAAGCAGTCTAGGAGGGGTTTTAAAGGATTATCTATATCGGAAGCTCTATTGCTATACCCGAATATTATATCTACTTTTAAACGCGCATTATTATCTATTTTAATATTTGGAAGTTTTAATATTAGCTCCTTCTCATAAGATTTATATTTTGGCGTTTTAAATCTACGCCCTTGCCACGCTTGATTAACAGATAAAGGCTTTATGTTTATTAGCATTAAAATAAGTTTAGTTTATCTTTAATTTTATGACATTTCCTACCTAGTATTTCAAGATTATCATAATTCCACAAAACCTCAACGCAACCATCTTCTTTCGCTTTCTTACGGCTTATAGTATGGGATACGTCTATTGGCTTACAATCATTACGCTCACAGCTTTGGCAAAAGTTATATCCAAATTCCAAAAATTGCATATCTAAAACTTCTAAAGCAGATTTTTTAATTTTTTGCTCAATTTGTGGAGTAGTATATCTTTTGCCTTCACTATCGCTGTAAGTGTTCATCTGTTAAATATTAAAAAGGCATATCATCCGTATCATCCTCATCCAAATCTCCTGCAGGTTCAAAAGCGTAGTCTATTTTCTTAGCACCTTCAGCTAGTTTATCAATGGCTGTTTTGTTAATATTCCAACCCTGTATAGAGTTAAAATACTTTGTTTCGTTTTTTGGATTAATCCACTCTCTACCTCTTACGTTTATGCCAACTTTAACATCTTCCCCAACTTTAAAGGAATCTAACAAATCAGTTTTATCCTGTACAAATTCTATTAGAATATGCTGCGGATATTGCTCGTCTGTTGTTATTACCAACTCTCTTTTTCTGAAGCCTTTTTCTCCGAAAGTTTCAGTTTTTCCAATCATTTTAATTTTACCTTGTAATTCCATATTTAATATTTAATTGTTAATTTCTTTTTATTTCTTGCGCCATTGCTATTGATACATTTGTAGCCGTTTTAATGATATGTCGTAGCATATACAATTCAGGTACTACTTGATCGGCATAACGAGTTTTGACAGCATTAACCGTTGATTTGTGGTTATGATATTCTTCATTCCATTTAACATTATACTTAATCTGAAAGTCTGTTAAAAAGTGAATATTGCAAGCAAGTTCCCTATTCATTTTAAACAAGTCTTTATACTCACCACTCTCATAAGATTGTATAATATCTGTTAATTTTTGAAGTCGCTCAATCATCATATCAAACTATCGTAAGCCATTTCACCAAGTAACTCAGGGTATGTATCAGCTAAATAGTCTAACTCATCATCGGTTAATTCCCTTCCGTTTATTTCACCTGCGCAAAAAAACGCATCACAAAAATCAGGGTAATCTCTTGAATCTACTCCGTCAATTTCTAAATTTTCAACGTCTTTAATATCTATTTGATTCATTTTATCTATCATTAAATTTTTTATTTTACTCATAATTTCTATCTATTTTCGTTTATGTATCTATCCTTTATTAGTTGAGCGTCCTTTACAGCTTTACATAGCCTTTTAAAAGTATCATCTCTTTCGTATAGGTCTGAAGTGTCAGGCAATATACGATAATCTAAGACGGTATGTTGATCTTTTATATATTGTTCAAACCAATATACTTTATGCTCATCCTCTAATTCCAATGTTATGTTTATTTTTATCATTTTAGTTTTATTTAGTTCGTTTAAAATCTTCGCTTTCATCTTCTCCGAATACTCCAAGTTCGTAGAAGCCACACAACTTTAATACAGCCCTACTCATCGCTCTTTTTTCTGCCATCTCCATAACATACCAGCTATTAGTATTGCCGTCTTTAAATGACTCCCCTTTTATAGCACTTCCAAAGGTTTGTATAGTAGCATCTTCTTTTTTTGCGTTAGCTTTAACTACACAAAAGTTAGTCTCGCATTTTACAACTTCATAATCAATAAATATTTTCTCTATTGCCTGTATTTTATCAATCCCAGACCTGGTTATAATTGTGTAGTGTTGATGTTTAAATCCGTCCTCTTTTGATAGTCCGTATTTCTTCCAAAGTTTAGTTAATTTTTCAATATTCATCTTTTTCAGTTTTAGTTATTATTTAAATATTTTTTAATATAGTTTAGTTTTCTTTCCTTCCATTTAATATTATTACTTCCAATAAGATTTTTTTCATTATAATAATTTGGAAACATATTATTTCTTATTTTTTTCCAATCTTCTAAACTTAAAAAAGAGGATAAGTAAATTATTTCTTTTATTATTTTTTCTTCTTTCATTTCTAAATTGAATTAAGATATTTATCAATAATCATATCCATTTTATCGGGAGAAATAGGGTGTCTTAAAATCATTCCTTGTCCTGTAATCACACTAGTATTTTTTCTGCTTGTAATTAAGTTTGTGCGTGGATAAGTATAATACTTAATTAAATCATATTCTTTCTTTTTCATCTTTTTCAGTTTTAGTTATGTTATCAATACTTGCTATTTGTGAGCGTATCATAAGTTCTAATGAATACTCAATATTTTTATCTATAAATTCTTTTGCTGTTGTTATCATCGCTTTCTTTCTGATTTTATATAATTTTGAAGCAATCTAATTAGTTCATCTTCATTTTTATCTGGGACATTTGGAAGAGTTCCAAACCAGTTATTACGTATCGAAATTGCTTTCACTTTGAAATACTTTGAGGCTTCGTTGTAGAATCCTACCTTGTCATTGATGTCATTGTGTAATTTTTGTACGTTATTCATTTTTTTAGATATTTATTGTTATAATATTCCCCTATTGATTTAAACAATGGGTTTAGCTCATCTTTTGATTTTACCTCTATTGTCACACCAAATTCAGTATCTTTAAATTTTATAGTGTTTCCCGTTTTTGAGATTGGCTTCTCTGATCTTACTCTTTTCATCTTATTTCTTTTAAACGTTCTATTATAATGTATTCCTGATCTCCATACATTTCAGAAGTGACATCCCATCCAGTGTCTTCAATATGTACTGTGAATATCTTATAATTATCTGGTGTATTAGTTTCATCTTCTCCAGGAGTAAACTCATAATTTACAATTAAATCTATTCCTGCAAAGTTTATCGTTTCACTTTTCATAACATTTCGTTTTTAAAATCTTCAATCATTATTAATCCTAGTTTTATTTCCCAGTACAATATCGTATCCGTCAAAGCGTCTAGGTTTTTTGTATCCGTTGCATATAGTTTATCTAAATGCTTTTTAATTGATCTTTTAGTTTGCTTTCCCATTTTATATGTTTTTAATTACCTTACAAAGGTACATAATAATAATAATATAAACACTATAAATGTATAATTAAATCGTTATTTATATTGAGTATAAATAATAATATAATAATAATTATTTATACT